AACATTCCTTTTGACAAGCATCGCTTTAGGGTAATAACCTATGAGCACGACTACTATGCAGATGAAACAAAAAGTTTCAAGGATAAAAGCCGCAAGTATCTCGAAAGCCTTGGATATGTGCTAGTTGTGGATGACATCAGTCCTGACGACAATCGTCCATATGAAGATTGGTGGGTGCATCCAGAACTGGTAGACGCTGACATAATACAAAAAATGAAGCAGGTTGACGGACAAACCAAGATGTCTGAAAAGTACATGTTGTCTGGACAACCCGAAACACCCATTGTACGCAGTAATTTTGATTGGGGACTAATCAAAGAAAATGAATGGTTCCATGGTATTGTGTCTGGGGAAGTGTTTGAAAGACAAATCTACAGCAAGTTTTTTGATGTAGAGCCTGGCGATACAGTCTTAGATATTGGTGCAAGTGTTGGACCGTTCCTTGAAACCATACGTGATAAAAAGGCTAGTAAAATTATAGCCATTGAGCCTCACAAAGAACTATACAAAACACTCATGCACAACACATTGGGCATGCCTGTCACAAATGTAAACAAAGCAATTGGTGCAAGCAATGGTGAAGAAACAATCTACACATTGTTTGATCCTGATGTAATCAACACTGGAGAAAGCACCGCGGGCACAACAGTGCAAACAGTAGAGTTTAATTCATTGCGTAAACAGTACAGGGTTGATCACATTGATTTCTTGAAAATGGATTGCGAAGGTGCGGAGTACTATATTTTCAACGATGAGAACATGCAATGGATCAAAGACAATGTGCGCAAAATTGTAGGTGAATGGCACCTTGCAACCCCTGAGCAACAACAACAGTTCAGACATTTCCGCGACACATATCTCAAACAGTTTGATAACTTTGAAGTGTACAGTTTTGACGAAGTAAACATAAAGCATGATTTATGGAGTGATTGGTTCCTTGATCACTACAACGAGATAACAATTTACATCGACAACCGTGTGCCAAGCAAGCCACCAGTTGAGGTAATTGCAAGACAGTCAAACGTAATACATGTACCCAAGTCTACAGTACCTCAGCCTTGGAAAAACAGCATTGCACCAACCATGGAGTTTACCACTTGTGTACCCAAAAAAGGTTGTGTAGTTGACTGCGTGTTCTGCCCACAGCAAACGCTTCTCAGTGTTTACCAAGGCGAAAAAAATCTAAGCCTTGACAACTTTAAACGCATCGTGGATAAAATACCACAGGAAGTACGAATCACATTTGCTGGCTTTACGGAGCCTTGGTTAAACAAGCAATGTACAGACATGCTGTTGTATGCACACGAAACAGGTCATCCTGTTAGTGCATTTACAACTGTGGTTGGTATGACCATTGAGGATATTGAACGTATCAAACATATTCCTTTTGCAGGACGTCCTAATGGTGGATTTACAGTACACTTACCTGATCAAGAGCGCAAAGCCAAGCACCCTATTGCTGACAAGTTTATTGAAACAGTAGAGCACATGCACAAGGTACACAACGAAATACAAAACTTTAGTGTGATGTGCATGGGAGAAGTGCATGAAAGTGTGCGCCACCTTTGGCCGAATGCTCCTGTGTATGATATGTGGAGCAGGGCTGGCAACCTAATCGGTGAGGCAGCACTTAAGCCTGAAGTAAACAAGTACATCTTTAAGAGCATTGATCATGGCGATCAACCAATGACCTGTGGTTGTGACGAACGATTGTATCACAATGTGTGTATGCCAAACGGTGATGTAGCACTGTGTTGTATGGATTACAAACTTGAACACATTACCGGCAATATTCTTGAAAGCACCTACGATGAAGTTGTGCCAGCACCATACAGTTGTTATGAAATGTGCAACAAGTGCGAGAATGCTGTAAGCATCAATGATCCATTTATTAAAACAGAGATGGCAAGCATTGAGTTATGATATACAGTAGAAGTTTAGCAGTAAACGAAGACCTTCAGCCTAACAAAAGAGCATTCGTTGTGGATAACTTCTACAAAGATCCAATGGCTGTGCGTGAATTTGCACTAGAGCAAGAGTTTGTTGAAAATGAATACTACATTGGCAGACGAACAACTCAGCAGTTTCTGATACCTGGTATCAAAGAAGCATTTGAAAACATCCTTGGTAGACGCATTACTGAGTGGGAATCACACGGTATGAATGGACGTTTTCAATGGAATAAAGCAGGCGATCCACTGGTGTGGCACAGTGACGGTCAACGGTGGGCAGGTATGATCTACCTTACACCAAACGCTCCCGAGTGGAGCGGAACCAACACCTATGTTCACAGAGAAACCAAAATAAGTCATGTAAAACAGGTAAATGACCTAGGCGAAATCTACAATCAAAAAACTTTCCTAGATCCAACACCCTACGACGAACTTGACAGGTACGGTAATCTGTTTAACCGTCTTGTAATATTTGATGGTGGGCAAATACACGCCGCGGGAGGTTATTTTGGGTGGGATGCTGACAGTGCAAGACTATGGCACATGTTTTTCTTTGATGCTGAAGACTAGTAGTTGTTTTGAATAATTGTAATTTTATTCATTACTTCGTCAAACTGCACAGTGCTCCATAAACCAGGATGCATTGGGCGTGGATATACGCCACTTTCGATCCAACTATAACCGCAGTGTTCCTCATTAAGATCAGGCACAAACTCATCTTCTATTAAACAAAAAAATGTATGGTAAGTAAATTTTTGATCAGGACTGGTAAATTGTTCAATGGGCACAAGTTTGATTGGTTCTGGCCATGAGCCTAATTCTTCACTGCATTCTCTGTGAATTGTTTCGTAAAGTGTTTCGTCTGGCTCACACTTACCGCCAGGTAACCCCCAGGTGTGTGGATTTTTTCCATCGTTACGAAGAAGATAAAGATAACGCCCAGTTTTAACACTGTAAAACCATATTCCAACAGCATTAATCACAGTACCAGGCTCCACTCACCGCCTGGATAAACACCTTCAAAACTCTTCAACCATTTACCAGCCGCATATCTATATTGTATTGAGGTAGTTGCATTAGTAACATATTGTACATTGGTCAGGTTACTACTGTCGAACACTACATTCCAGCGTGTACCATCATACTCAACTATGTCATTGGCCTGGGCAACAAGCGGTGTGCCCACTGGTTCGTCAGTACCTCTCCACGCCTCGGCATTCCCATCATCAATCGAGCCAGTGCCTTCGATAAACAGATAACGTTGTCCTGTTGCAGCCGCAGGCAAACCAGCCCCGGGACCTTTGCGTAGAGGATCTACTATTGCATTTACCGCTGAAAGTGTGTTTGTCGGAATCGTATCTTCATCAACTGTGAATAGTAAAAATCTATCATCGCTAGGATGATAAGCAACAGTTCCTACAATGATAGTGTCATCATATGGGTTGTCTAATCTTACTTGACTTATGCCGTCTCTAAGAGATCCATATAAATCTACTACGGTATGCCAGGTAAGCGCGGTTTGAGGTTGAGTCGGCACGTCTACACCAGTTGTGCCTGGTACCACCGTTTCAGATTCCATAACCTGTAGTTGATTACCTAACAGTAATGTTTTGTAGTTATACGGGGTAAATTTTTGTCTAGTACCAAGTAATAGATCATTATCAAAAATTGCATTACTAAGATCACCTGTACCGTCAAAAACACTAGCAATAATTTTCTGAATTACTCCTAACTTTTTAACCTTTGCTGGTGGTGATATCCAAATTGGCATACTAAAGGTAAGTGTTGCAATATCAATTGGATCTTCGGTACCTACAGGAACAGTTCTACTGCTCCATCGTACACTATCAAGATAGCAAACACTCAAACTGGTCCAGTCGATAAAGTTGTCTGTGCTTTGTATTTCTAAACCTGGATTGAACAGAACCAATATTTGTTCTAGGATTTGTAGTTTCTGATTTGTATTACTGGTCCAAATATCTAATTGAACTTCTAAACTAAAAGGTACTGGCATAATTCTTTCAATTGTGAAAGCACTTCCTTGTGTTTTTTCGTACTGTTGATTGATTGGATCCCACTCACGTTGACGAATATTCATCTTGTCTGTGAAAGTAGGTTCCTGAATTCGCGGCCTGTCATAGTTTAACGCCGTGACATGAAAGGTCATTAAAGGCGTTGTTGGTAGGCTATTAGCACTGTTTTGCTGTAGTATGGTTTGTGCTTGCCTAGTTGCATCTCCGTAACGCACTGGTACCCTGTATAAAGTTTTTGCACCTTCTTCGTCTTTACCGTATTCAACTTCAAAATTAGAAAATATCCTGGTAAATTGCAGTAAGAATCGTCGTATTTGCTCGTCGTAAAAAAATTGTACAGCCATTAGTTATCCGCCTGTGGTTTAAGGATTTCGCTAAGACCCTGGCGTGATGGTATATCGCCTCGATCTTCTGTTGGCGTTGTTGCTGTATTGTTGACAAATCCGCCAACCTGAGTCTTGTTATCTGCACCCGGAGTCAAATCAACTCGTACGTCATCTGTTACTTTGATCCATCTTGCACCATCGTATCTAAATAAACGGTTAGGATAATAATCAAGTCGCAAACAAAAATCTCCTAGTTGTGCAGCGGTCGGAAACGCTATTCCTGGTGTTACTGGTTTGCCATTTGGAGCAGTTCCGTCCCCAACTAGATAACCTAGCGCCCAGCCAAAGTTTTGAGGAGTAACTGGCTGTGCGTCTGCATCAATATTGATATCATCAACACTGATGTCAGTTTGGCTTAGATCATAACTATGCGGGTCAGCAGGTGAACCATCAGCATTTGTTCCTACAATGTAGAATCTATCAATATCATAACCACTTTTTGGTACTTCAAATTCTGCCTGTTGTACTATTGCATCATTTAGTTCTCTATCTTTTGTGACAGTACCGAATGTTGCTAGTTCACTTAGAGGAGTATACACACTCCAGTATGTTGTGTTTGTAATCTCTGTACCTACTGGTACATCAGTTATTGATTGATAGTACGTTGCTCCATCCAATACAATACTTCCGGTAGGATAATAATTGCCTGGATCCCAAATATTGTCAGTGGCAAATGGTTTGTTGAGAATGTCGTTGTATTCCTGGGCACCTACTAATGGTGTGGCTTTTACACGCCAAAGGTGCGGCAACCATGTTTGGCTAAATCCTTCACTGCCAAACGCACCCTCTTGTATCACATAATATTTTGGTATTGCTTTTGGTATATCGCTGTCGAGTGGATGAAAATCACGCAAATTAGGCAATTCAAGTACATCGCCGCTCATAAGTTTACGGCCAATAGTGTCGATCATTGCGTTGTAATGAAATGTTATGAACAGTGTATCATTGTTTAAAAACAAACCAAATTGTGTTAAATCAAAATCAATGTCCTGTTGGTTGTAAACGCCACGCATCTGGTAAATGTCTTGGCTATATGCTCTATCTCGGTTTTCAAGTAGGAATAAGTCTTCAATGAACAGTGGGTTTTCACTGCTGTATGTGGGTTGTGTTGCGTCCTGCGTTCCGCCACTTACACTTGAACTATCATCGCCTGACGGTTTTGGTCCAAGATATTTGTGAACATACATATCTACACCGCCGACCTGATACATTTCGGCAATGGTTCTATCTAAAAATTTGTAATCATTACGCCTTTGAGGGCTGTACAGTGACAAACGCGGCATCAGTTAATCCTTTAACTGTATTTACCGCCTTGTCTGCCTATGCGTAAATGCTTTTGCGAACTCTGCGTACTAGCAATACAAATCCAATGCCTGCACATGCTGTTGCAAGCAAGAATGCAGGATGTGGAATGTTGTGGAAGAATCTAAATGCTAC